ATCATACGTAATTGATTGAGTGCTTTAATTGCTTTATGGAGATAAGATAATGTTGATCCTTTATTTCTATCTACTAATCCTGAGGTAACATAACAAATTGAATCACTAGTAAACTTAATTCCCCCTTGTCCACCCATTGAAGCAGGGTTTTGAGTTGGGTATGATTGTTTTGGACTATAAACAAAATATTCTTCTACTTCAGGAAATGCCATTTCCATTGGATTGTCCTGATTCATACCTGAAAGACGATACTTGTCCTTCTCATTAGGCGTTTGCTTACGAATATAACGCATCTTCATTGCGTCGATATAACGTAATTCCTGAATACCCAGTTGAGGGTTCTTCATGTCAATTACTTTATTATAATATAATCTCCCATCCACATACCAATTTCTATAGATCTCATGGGATTTTCTATTAAAATCTAAAAGTTCGAGAATAAACTTAAATTCATCTCTAACCTTTTTCTTAATTCCATCACTAGCATTCAGATGATCAAGGTCTATTTCTACTGGACTATCATTGGTGTCTGATACAATTGCTTCATTGACAATATCTTCAATAGCACTATCACACTCTGGGTGCAATGCCATTTCACGATATCTTTTAATTAATTCAAATTCAGTTCTATATACACCCTCAATATCAACATAAGAACCAAAAAAACCGCTGCTCAAATAAGCATCAACCCCATCATCATTGTTAGGAGGAACAGGTGATACTACATTGGGCGATAACGGTTCATTATCCTCTATCGAGAATCCAAATAACTTGGCCATAATTTATTATACTAGTTCTTTATGTTAGTATTTAGCTCTTCAAATTAAGCGTTATCTTTGGTGTATGCCCCTGGTTCCCAGTATTGAACTTGGAATTCTACGCTATACTCTTCAATTGCATCTGTATTTTCGTAAGAAAGATCAATTGCAGAGATATTTGTTGGGAATATATCAAAGAAAGTATATGTCTTTAATGGTGTAACAGCTGTTCCACTAACCGCAGGAGAATTTCTTTCTGCTGACATTCCACCATCAGCACCTCTACCAAGTTGATGAACTAAAGCATAGGTCATATATGAATTAGGATCTGTGGCACCAGTAGCATTACTGTTCTTACTGATTCCTTGCATCCAAGTCTCGAATGCATTGCGGATCATAAAGTTCTCATCATTAATAATTGTTGTTGACCAAGTTTCAAATGTTCTGTCTCCAGCAACTTTTAGAATACGACCTCTAAAAGGAATTTCAACTGGAGCAATTACAGAAGCAGGAAGAGATGCAGCTTTGCACAAAAACTTAAAAGTGTCAGCTTCTTGATTATCGCCTGTTTTCCAAGTGTTCGTACCCGCCGCAATAGGGAATGAGGGAATTTCTACCTCAAACAGATTCGGTCTTGCACCGCCTCCGGCAAGCTTTGATTTAAAAGCGGTAATTGTTCTAAGCGTGGACATTTAGTGTTCCTCCTACGGAAATTAATTTAGTAATAGTTAAGCTCTACCAGCCACTTCTTCAAAACTTACACCTGTTCTGGTAGCAACAAATGTGAGTGTAATGAAGTTAATTGATTTAGAAGGCTTCAAGAAGATATCCGCCCTAAATTCATTATTATCAATCACGTCAGGAGTATTATTTGTTTCATCGCAAATAACGTTGTAATCATAGATTCCTCTCTTCGCCTGGATATCGCGGAGATAAGGTTCAACAATGTTAACAAAATTCGCTCTCGTTGTTTGGTCATTGAGTTCAAACAATTGTGCTTGAGCAGACCTTTCGAGTGCTTGCTCTACAGTGAGGAACAATCTGCGAACATTTATCCTATCAAATGCAGATGGATAAACAAGACCAGTCTTATCACCGAATAGCATCACACCAGTTCCTGGCTGATTTACAATGGGGTTAACTCTTTCAGGATAAATCAGATCTCTCTGTGCTTTCGAGGGGTTATATGCAAGTTTTGTTGCATTGTTTAAAATTCCTCTTTGCTGACCTGCAGGTGAGAACCATGGGAAGGATGTCAAGTTAGTTCTTGTCATCAATCCTGCTACGTCACCGTTACATGGAATGTAGCGGAACTTGTTATTGAAGCGATCATAAGTATACTTGTAACCACTATCAAAGATTCCATAAGAAGAAGAACTTAATGCACTGAAGAATCTAATAACATTATTAGTCTGAGTTGTTGAATTAGTTATAGCAACAACACCAGCTCTGTGAGGAGAAATACATGCTACACAATCTTTTCTATCACCCGCGATAGAAATTAGTTTGTTTGCTTTTGCTTGAGAGTCAGTTTCTACCAATAGTCCAGGACCTTGAAGTAGATAATCAACCTCTATTTCATCCTTATTGGAGAATAGATCATAAGAGTTACTTAAGTCTCCCAATTCGGCAGCATATCCACCAGCAGCAGAGTAATCGACTCCTCCACCAAGTGTATAGGTGACGTTTCCAAGAGCACTATATGTGGTTCCTTGTGCATCTAGACCCCACAAACCTTTACCAGTAGTGACTGGAGTATAATCTGTAGAGAATCCAGTTGCTGTAGGACTTGTACCCCAGTAACCATCCACTGCTTGAGATGGGTTATAACCCTGATAAATGTAATTGGAATAATCTGCAAGATAATTCTTCCAGTAAATCTTCTGTGGTGAATTAACCTGAGAAATTGCATCCCCTGCTTTAGAGATATTCTGATGCTTCTCTAAAAGATTTCCTTGAATACCTGTTACATTACCTGTATCATCCACGATTGCAACATGCATTGCATCGTTTTTACCACTTCTGTTATTAACGTAAGGAGTAGTTCCTGGTTTTGGAGCAATAGACTTCCAATAAACTACTGAGTTAACTAATCCTAAAGTCTGATTATCATACCAATCAGAAATTGAATCAGCATTGATACCAGCACTTGCATTAGCACCTGATGGTCCCGTGTTAACTCCTGAGTTATTAACAAAGAAAGCAGTATCATCCTTAATAAAGGAATTTACAGCATTTCCTTCTGCATAATCAATTGATGTTTCAGTTCCTGCAGAAGAAACTCTAGATGTTATCTTAATGTCAACTGTAGAAACACTATTTGTAGCATCCGTGCTTACACCAGTAACAATTCCCTTAAGATAACCCGTAAAGCTATTAGTTGTACCAATACCAGCAACTGCAGTGCTAGTGATAGCTTTCGTAACTCCATAACCTACCTGACACCAAGCACTTACATTTGTAGTAGCAATACCAACTGTCTGATCGGCAAAGTCATCGATCTGACAAATCTTTAGATCATTTGCCCATGTACCAGGGTTCTTAGAAACGTAATTGAATGCTACTCCTTCCCCAGACCAATTATCATTATAGTCGTCGTAATTCTTAACTTTAGCACTACCAGTAGAAGCATACCCTACTGCGGAGTTAGCATTGTTTAGACTAGTACCATCACACCTAGCGACCTTTAGAACACCACCATAAGAAAGGAATGATGATGCGGTCATCCAATACTCATATTGGGCATCCGTTGAAATCGGTTTACCGAATGTATTGATTAATTGCTGTTCGGTCTGAATATCAGTTGCTTCCTCAACTGGACCAATCTCAAAAGGACCTGCAATAGCACCAATGTTGTCTAATACATTATCGGCTCTCCCGACAGTTAAGTCAACTTCCCTAGTAATTACACCGGGAGATAATTGAGGAGTCGCCATGTTTTTCTCCGTAAATGCTCAGTTTCTCTAAAAAATATTTATTAAAATGTCAATTTACGACATGTATTCCCACATATATGACCTATCCCCATACTCATCTGTATACCACCTATCTCCTTCATCATCAACAAAGGATCCTTCATCAGTTAATCCATCACTTAGGAACCCAAATGGTGCCATATCTTGCTCTATTTGATTCTTTTGTTCTTCATATAATCTCTTTCTTACATCCTGATCAGTAAGTTCTTTAAAGTAATCTTGTGCAACTAGCCATGCATATATTACTAGACACATTGCAAGGTCGTCATTACATCCCTCTTCCGCTTCAAATGAGTTACTCTTTTGAATGAAAGTAGTCAATTCACTTAATATATCATAATCACAGAAAGTTAATTTATCAGACTCAATAATAGTCTTAAGATTAAGAGCACCAACCTTCTTAACCGTCTTGGACATCTTAACCCCAAGTTGAGTTTTCTTACCAGAGAATCCTTGACCTACAACTTGTCCTGCACGACCTCTCATAGATGCCATAAGGAGATTAGAATATTCCAAGTCATAATTTAAAATAGATGCTACTTGATCTCCCACATCATTAACTTCACATAAAATAAATGCTTTATTATATTTGGTGCATATATCATAGATTATATTAGGAAATAACATTGGTTTAATTTCGTTATTCCTATATTTTGCTACAACCTTATGTGGAAACTCTGTAATATCAACGATTACAAATGCAGAATAATCTTTTACTACTCCACGAGCAACGTCTACTGTACAAATATAATCATGCTTTTCTTTTGGTTCCTCAAATACATCTAAACCAGCACTTCTTGTTTTGGGATTTTCATATACTAATGTCCTTAATTTACTTGGTGCAATAAGAGTATCAACAGATCCTAGGAATTCACATTCAAACTCAACTTTAAATTGTTGTTCAGAAGTGTTAGCAATTGTCTGCAATCTCCACTTCTCATCTCTTCCAGGAACTTCAGACCAATGAACATCTGTATGGACATATTCATTCTTCCCTCTTTCTGCATCGTGCCACATACGGTAGAAGTGATTCATACCATGTGGCGTAGAAACTATAATGACTTTCGTAGATTTACCAGAAGTAATAGTAGGATAAACAGAACTAAAGAAGGCATCAGCGATATGGTTGGGAACAAAAGCGAATTCATCCAAAAACAGAATATTGAAAGACATACCACGAACAGCACTAGCAGAAGTAGAAGCCGCCAAGATTTTACTACCATTTTCTAACTCCAATGAACCTCTATTCCACGCTAATACCCCTTGCTGCATCCACTTAGGAACATTCTCATATGCAGTCTGTAAACGACCTAAGAGCTCCCTTGCAGTTGCTGCCTTGTTAGCAAGAATACCAATATTTACACTATCATTAAACAAAAGATAATGTAGGAGGTAAGATATAACCGTTGTAGACTTACCCGTCTGTCTGGGCATCTTACAAATGTTAAATCTATGATCGTGGAAATTATTAATTAATTTTTGCTGAAAATCATAAGGTTGGAAAGGTTGTAATCCATGATCCAATGTAACAATCTTTACATGCTGTTCAGCAAAATATACTGGGTCGGCTTTACATGCCATAAACTCCAGTATTTGTTCTTTGGTAAACTCAACTCTGGTATTAGCTTTTTTTAGATTCGGATTACCAAGATAAATTTCATCAGCCATAATCTAATTACGTCGTATAAAGAAGGGGATTCCCCGGTTCATGTTCAGATACTTGATAACTCCACACCTTACCACCAGGATACACTTTATCTATTTGATCCTGAACTGCTTTTCTTGATGGTTTTGTGACTTGAGGAAAAAACATCTTTATCATATAGCTTTTACCCCTCCAACCCAAATAAACATCAATTATTTTACCAATCTTTTTAGGAACAAATGTTGCTTCTTTAAGTGGATCTTCCCAAGGAATAGTCTGTGGGGTTGGTTCTAAAGAAGGTGCCTTTACAATATCAATTACTTCTGCATACAGTTTTCCCTCAGCATCTTCAATGGTGACATCTTCTTTACACCAACGTCTAAATGATTTCATAATCCTACAATAGTTAAAGGATCCGTTGTAAGTGTTGCTATTCCAGATGAAACAGCAGTTACATTTCTATTCTGAATATTAATTGCTGTGGCATCACCAACCTTTGTACCATCACTTCTAATGCCGATAGCACCATTACTATTGACTATGCTCAATAATCTAGGCATTAGCAGTCTCCAATACAGAAACAATAATCTTTAAAGTACTATTAGCACCAGCTAAGGCAGTAACATAATCACTAGTCTCTAAAACAAGTTTTCCATCTAAAGGAATATATGCATCATTAACAGGAACATTTGCTTCATTAATAATTTGAGTAGTTGTACTACTTCTTACATGAGACATTGTAACTGTTGTACCTGATGATCCATAGTTGGTTACATGTGCATACAAAATAATCCCAGTATATCCAGTCGGTGCAGTATAAATGGTCTGGCCAGATGTGGTCAGTTCTTTTGTATATGTTTTAAATCTATTAAGTGCTAGTGCCATTTTAACTGAGTGCTAAGATAAAGGGTGTCATTTCGTTGAATAAACTCTTAGTGAAAGATCGTCCACTAATTGTACCAGTGCTCTGGTTGATTTGTAAATCATCACCTATTCTAAAGTTACCTGATTGGTCCGTACTGGTGTAAAGAACTAATCCTCCATCTTCAGTAAGAACTTCATTCGCTTGAACTGTAACTCCACCACGTTTTGGTGTTGCCATAGTAATGGTGTTTCCAGCTCCAATATATTCAAATGTATGAGAACTAGCAACAATCCTACTACCGTGAGCAAAATAAGCAGTAGAACCAATTCCTACTTCATTAAGTAAATTAGTATCAAGTGTTAATGTAGTAATCCCAGATACTACTGGGCTTGAACTATTTATTTTATAATAAAGTGGCTGCATACTTGCAGTTGCAGTAGCAGATGAACCTCCCCCACCACTAATAGTAACATCTGGGGTTTCTGTATATTGACTTCCACTACTAATAATTGTAATAGATTCTACTTTCTCATTTTCTACAGTGGCATATGCAGAAGCAGTTTCTCCACTTGGACCTGCAGGAGCTTCAATAGTCACAGTAGGAGTAGAAGTATATCCACTTCCTTTATTAGTCACTGAAATCGTTTGAACCTGTTCATAAAGAGTGTCAAAGTAAACTAACTGACCATCATAAGGTCTATCTACATCAATCTTTGCCGTTCCAGCTGAAGAACCAGCACCAGCATAATAATGCGCTACCGTAGATATACCAAGATTAACTTGGAATTTAGTAGTAGAGGGAAGAGCCTCAACATCGAAGATATAAGGTGTTTTCTCTGGATAAGTCTTACCACCATAATCACAAGTAAATCCTATACCAGATAAAGTAACTCCCATCCCAACTTTAAACCCATGAGCAGCAGTAGTAGTGATAGTAGCAATACCTGTACCGTGAGTATAATCAACACCCGATATAGTTAACTCATCAGTGCTTATATTAATGATTGCTTCTTTTTGTGAGATCTCAGCAGTTGCTGTAACTATACCACTATATTGTAAATCACTAAGACCATTAGCAACTAAACCATAAGTACCAAAACTACAATTACTATTAGCAATATCTGCTTGTCCACCTTTATGCACTGTAATTGCTTTATCACAGCAAATGGTGAAGACAGATACCAGCTGAGCAAATCCGTTATTAGTAACAGCAACGCCAATTCCACCTTGATTGTATTGGGTAAAAGCATCCACATTCATTGCTTTCAATGATCGTGCTTGATCCCCATCAATGTATATACCTGTTCCTGTCGTAGTATCACTTGTGCAGTTCTGAATATAAGGTCCTTTCCATTTACCTCCACCTACGTTTTCAGCAATCGTATCTCCTGTTGGGAATCCAACTGCGGCAGCAGGAGCTAAATGATGAGCAAAAGTCATATTTGACAACTTACTTCCTTTTCTTACATGGAAGATATCTTTAGTTGGTATAGATGGACTAACTGTTACGGTTCGTTGATCATCGCCCACCACTGAAACATATGCCGGAACTTCCAGAGGATTACTTTCAACATAATTACCAGAGAGAACTTTAACTGTAGTTCCAGAGGAAGCAGCACCAACTGCAGCAGAAATAGTTAAGAAAGCATTATCGATAGATGTGCCATTATTATCATCATCCCCATCCTTAGCGACATAATAAACATTCGGTGCAGAGTTAATACCAGTTGCAGTAGCAGATATAGATACATTTTCACCAATAGTAATCTGAGAATTGGTTATAGTAACATCTTCATCGCCAATATTAATTGTATTATTAGTACCATCTATAGTAATAGAAGATTCACCTACAGTAAGAACCCCAACAATTCTTGTATCACCATGAATTAGAACACTCGTTCCCGCAGCTCCAGGATTACCAACAACTAATGCATGGCGTCTATTGGTAGTTCCTATTCCAACTCCACCACCTGTTACATTAATACCATCTTGGAAAGTACTAATACCAGTAGAATCTACATGAGTTACATCATTGAAATGAATAGTTCCTAAACCAGTAACACTACCCGTAAAGAATCCATCACCACCAACATATAAAGCATAATCTGTCTTAGCCGTGGTAGTACCAACACCTACATTTTTAGTAGTGCTAACACCAATAGAATTAGCAAACCATGTTCCTGCAGCTCCTACAGACCCTCCAGCAGATGGTTCAAACCGAGCTCTGGCAGTGCTCCATCCTATAGTATATCCTTCAGTTAAAATACCAACATCACCCAGAACAACATCTTCAAGATCCGTTATAAGACGAGCACCACCCCCACCTAACGCTGCTAATTGATCCTGGACTCTATTAGTAAATAATCTATACTGCTGGGCTAATTGATCAAAACTAGTTGCTTTACGATCTAAAGGAGTAAGAGGATCGGAATTATCAGTACTCGGAGGTTGTGCTAAGAAACCTTCCTGTAGATCATTCTGCTTCTCTTGAAGATCTTCAACAATTCTATAGAGTTCTTTAATATTAACTGAATTATCATCAGATAACTCTGTTATCCTTTTCTTTAATTTAATAATATCTTCATCATAATATCTTACTTTCGGTAAGTTATTAATATCTTCTTTTAAAGTATCAAAATATTCTCTCAGAGAATCGGTAATAACATTCTGAGACTCAACATTCTTATTATTAAATTCGTCTATCTGCTCATTGACATTATTCTTAAGAACTTCAAATTTCCCTAGAACAAACTTCTTCAGTTTCCTATCATCATCTTTAAATTGATCGCGATGTTCCCATATCCTTAAAGCAACCTCTTTT